GAGCTCTTAACTCGCACCCCGATTATTATCAATATCTTGTTCTCTATTATCAGTTAAATCTAAAACTTAACGGTCTGATAATTTTGACTTCATTGATTTTATACGTCACCTGACGATTCAACGACCCCAAGGACGCCGATCGAATTATCTTGACCCTGCGGACGCCGTTGTCTACCCACGTGTATTATAATTTCAAAGATACCCCAAACACCCACCAACAAAATCTGATTCCAAAATTAACATCATTAATGTTCTTATTATTAGTATTTACGAACCGTCACTGGACTATTACTCAAACGAGTTGCGTTTACGAAATAAAAGACTTAATGACATATGGACACATTGCTAACGGTTAACTGTATTATTGTTCGACGATAATACTTACATCCCATTACAATTCTGATTTTTAATGTGACGAATTGTGTGGTATCTTATTGCTATGTTCTTTATATGCCATTTTAACATGGAATATTATTAGATTATACTCAAAAACAAAAGGAATCATAATTCCACATAAAAATATACTGCAACTGTGAAATTCATTGCAAAAACCAAACATGAAAATGAACACAAAACAAATCAACACTGAAAGCTCTAATGGACAAACTGCGTCGACAGGAGTCCGAGCACCCAATTCTTCATCATCGTATTATCAACTTTATTTTGATCAACCTGAAGATAGTGAAGACCCAGAAATGGAAGCCGAATTTGGAGCTGGTTATGTACCGCCTCAAAAGAAGCGGATTGTTCAAGTTGATGTTGGACATGCTGTTGGAACATGCAACAGCAATTTCTATTCAATGTGCGAAAAATGTGTATCATTACGTCGTCTAGTTTCTAACATCAAGAAACATAGCTCGATAAATGCACTATTCGCACACTACTTCTTTTGTTTGTCAAAAAACAAAAGTAAAGACATGCAACGCATTGTATTGAATGATATGAATTATCTCAAGAAATCTGATGATAAATTCCGTCATATATTTGATCGTGCATATCGCGTTAATCGAAATTCGATGACTCGAGAGGTTCGATTTAATTTTAGTTCAATGTTTGCTACACCTGAAAAAGCCGAAACAGTAGCCCGAAATGAAGCACGCGATGAAAAATATCAACGCTTGCACGCTCAGGGATTACAAGACGAAATTGCCAAGGAATTCAATGTGACACCATCATCTGATACTGTGTTACTTATTCACGAACGAGGTCAATGCGTACAACAAAAATCTATGTGTGCCGATTGTGTATCAATCAGGAAACTTTTCTACATACTTCAATCTACATTAACAAGGCCCGAGGCGCATGGAGCATATTATAATGCTTATATGCGTATCATTGGGGGAATGTCAACGTCATTCGCAAAATATGTTGTTATGCGTGATGCGCCAAATATGAAAAATTTGACGATTGCTCAACAACGTATGTTTGTCATATCGTATGAACAACATGCCGACTTGTTTGAAGCTGCAGGAAATAGCGAAATCATAAAGAAGTTGCGCGATCAATGTACATTCACACTCGAGTTTAATAATTATCTCGAGGTGAAATTGAATGATGGCAATGTTTGGCGTGAAGGACCAACAATCAAAAAGAAAAAGGAAAAAGTATTGAAAGCACAAGGACTTTGGAATGGTGAATTTAACTTAAATGTTAGTCATAATGTTCCAACACTTGATGCTTTGATAACATCTATTAGTGGAATGCTCCACGCTCATAATGTTCAAGCTAACATAGAGCGTTGGTCGCGTACATTAGCATCACTTTGCATTATGTTGTTTCAGTTGTGTACTGAAGGCACATTGCAACAAAAAGTCTGTGGTGTGTTGCAATTTCTGTTGCATCTCGATTTGCCTGGATTAAATATCCAACAATATGCCCAATCCCTGGCGCAAGTATTTCAAGGGATGGTGAATCGAGTTACAACAACAGGATTGCATGCACAAGGAGATAGTGATGCATTTGACGAAAATATCCTATTTGGCACTGCAAAATTGATTTGTGCTTTGACTGGCATTACTAGTTATGAGCAAGGAGTTAGTACAAAGCGTGTCAAGAAATTGGATGCGTTGGCTCGAATGGTAACCTCTTGGGAGAAGATTTATGCATTCGCCACAAAACTCTTTGAGTACGCATTTGTGACCGTTACTGAAAATGTCTATGGCATACGCCCCGAAGTTGCTGAACTTGAACGACTTGATCGTGAAATCCCGCAATGGATGGATGATGTGAGTTCATATTACAATGATAACGGACTCTTTCGTTGCACGCAAAGTCGTAAAGAAGCTTTAACTGTAGCGAATTGGAAACGTATGGCCGACAAATATCAAGCAATGATAGTGAAATGTCGTGCAATTCCATTTCCAGCGCAAGCATGTTTCCGAAACGCGTATAGTATGTGTTTAAAGATGTTTGATGCATCACAGCATTTTCATTCATCAAGTTCATTGCGTGCCGCGCCACTTGTCATGTATTTATACGGAGCAGCTGGTATTGGTAAAACAATAACTCAACATATGCTTATTTCATCAATTATGACATCAGTCATGAAGGCACGTGGAGAAATTTACGTTCCTGGTCGTGATGTCTATACGCGTAATTCCACTCAAGAACATTGGGATGCGTATAATCGTCAAGCTGTTGTCATTTATGATGATTATTTACAAGCACGTGATACGACACAAATGACTGAGCAATTGATGGATTTACTCCGTATCAAGAATAATCAATCATGGCCTCTTAAAATGGCGGATCTTGCTTCAAAAGGAAATACATATTTTGACACAGAACTTGTGTTGATAACATCAAATATTGATATTCCTGCTGATGCACGGACGGCTGTTCGAAGCGTTACTGCAATTCGTCGGCGTGTTGATCTTATGATTGAGCAAGTACTCATTGATGAATACAAAAATAAAGGTAATGGCGCTCTCAACCGTAAAAAGTTGGTTCGTGATTTTCCGCCAATTGATACTGGACACGGCTTAATCATGGCTGATACTACATCGATTCATCGATATAATGTCCGTGATCCTGAAGATCGCATCATTATGGAAGAGGGCACATATGAAGAACTTGTTGCACTCTGTATTGATACATATGATGCAAGTCATACTCAAGATGCTCAAATGATTGGTCGATTGAATTGGGAAGCCGGATTGATGCCAAATGGATCACCACGTGAAACATTAGTTGCTCAAGGTCGTATTTCTGATGCGTATGATGCTGTTTCATCAAAAGTGTTTGGCATTAAAGAGACCATATGGCCATCGCTCATGACTGATCTTGAAGATGAAGAAGTGATGTATTCATTAAATCATGAAATTCCACTTGACTCAGTTATGTTGCGTCACTGGACTCCTGCTCAACACGAATTACGTCGTATGCTTATTGCAGATCGTCAGCGAGATTCACGAACTTGGCGCGATTCAATTACACCATTTGTCAACAAACTTCGCAAAACGTGGAAATCGATAACATTATTATCGTTTTATGACATGTTTTTGTTGATTTTTGGTGCGTACTGTGGTTATAAATTGTTGTTTCCTGCTGTATTTGGAAAGAAAGAAGTTACAATGCGAGCAGAAAATAACAGTGGTGATGAAAAGACACGCCAACAGCAAAGTCGACTACGAACGGAAGCTTCAAGTGGTGACGAGAAGACTCGCGCACAACAGTCTCGCATTCGTGCAGAGGGTTCAAATACTTCGCGTGCATGCGTGATGATGGAAGATGGAGGAGAATTACACGCACAAGCATGTTCTGATATGGTAGCATATAACATTGCTGCCAGTAAAATTACGAATAATGCTATGGTGATTAGTACTCACATACCGAATTCAACGAAAGTGCATACTATGCGCGCTCTTTTTGTTGTTGGTCGTACATTTATTGCACCACTTCACGCTTTTCATGAGCTTGACATTAATAATACTGATGTCACTCTTGTTAACATGCATGGTGTGAAGATGTGTTTTAATACATCTGAATGTGGCGTTATCAGTGATGCACGAAAAGATCTCGTGTTCATTGAAATTCCAAAACGATTCAATAATTTTGTTGACATCCGTAGTCATTTTCATAATGAGAAGGCTATCAACAAAAATACTTTGAAAGAGGCAATGTTGTGGGTTGTCGATGGAGAGAATAAAACTCGTATGGCAACATACTGTAATAATCTCGAACAAGACAAGATTCTCGATTATGAAGTCACGCGTACAACAGGAGATATTGACAGAGTCAGCATCTTGAAGTCATACAAATACAATGGTATCACTCGAGATGGATTCTGTGGAGCTCCGTTGTTGTGGCTTAATCCGAGTGTTCAAGGAGGACATATACTTGGCATTCATGTTGCAGGAGCAGATAATATCGGTTTAGCAAATGTGATGACTCGTGAATATGTTATGGACAAAACATCCAACATGACTGGCATCTCGATTGAAGTTCCCGAACTTGAAGTTGCGCGTGCAATTCTCAGTGCCCAGAGTGCTGTAAACGAAAAGACTGGTGTTATGTACTATGGTCAAGTTCCATCAGCTGAACAAGTACGATCGCCAAATACGACAAAGATTCTGAAGTCACCATTGTATGGTACGTTTGACCCCGTCACACGACCGGCAATGCTCCGACCAACAGGCGATATCAATCCAATGGCACTTGGCATTAAAAAGCAAGTTGCACCATTGACGTTGTTTGACCAGAACCTTGTCGATCTTGCGACAAAACATTTGGCTCATACGATATTGTCTCGAAGGTCGCGATATTCAGATACTGGTGTGTTAACTGAGAGTGAAGCACTTAATGGAATCGCTGGTGATCCGTGGATAACACCAATGGATATGCATACTTCGCCTGGATATCCATATATATTGAACCGAGAGTCGCCTGGCAAATTTAGTTTTGTCAATGGTGAGCCTGGTTCATATTCGCTCAAAAGTGTAGTTGGTGATAAACTGCACGAGCGAATTAAATGTGCACAACAGCGAGTCATTCCGTGGACTGTGTTCGTCGATATTTTGAAGGATGAACGACGACCCAACGCGAAAGTCGATATCGGAAAGACGCGCATATTCAATGTTGCACCATTCGACTTCAATGTCGCAATGAGACAATATTGTCAAGCGTTTGTTGCACATATGATGGATGATCACATCTACGGCGAATGCTCTGTTGGTATTAACCCGCACTCTGATGAATGGGGTTTGATGTATCGTCATCTTACTAATCTGAGCAGTAGCTGGATTGGTGGAGATTATGGAAACTATGATAAAACTCTCTCATACCAATTGTTGCAATCGGTGTGTGAGATTATCAATGAATTCTATGATGACGATAATGATGATGTGCGCGAAGTATTGTTTGATACTTGTTTCAGCGCATTTCATCTCGTTGGACAAGATATTTATCGCGTTCCACAAGGCAATCCATCAGGAATTGTCATGACTGCCGTTGTTAATTCACTCGTCAATTCATTGATGATGCGAATAATCTTCATGGAACTTGGTGGCGACATAACCAAATTCAATGACGATATACGTTTGAAAACGTACGGTGATGATAATATCGCAACCGTATCCAAACGTGCGCAATGGTTCAATATGGCAGCTATAACTAAACAATTTGCTGCTCATGGAATCGAATTCACAAATCCTGATAAAACTACAGTCGGTACTGAAGAATGTGATAAATTTCTCACCTTGAGCGGTGTATCATATTTGAAGCGCCGATTTGACGAGCGAAGTGGTCGAATCTTTGGTCCATTATCTCGCGATTCTATTAACGAGATGATCAATTGGATTCGCCAATCGAATGATGACAAAGAAGCTGTTCGAATGAATTATTTGGCAGCTTGTCGTGAAATGTATCACTATGGTCGACAAGAATGGACAAAATTCACAGATCATGTGATTCAATGTGCACGACAAAAAGGCTTTGTACTCCCATTCGTCACATATGAACAAAGTGGCGAATATTGGGGTAGTGAGAATGCATACAGTGTGATCTTGCTGTCAGAACAAACAACACATTCTGACAGTATTGCTGCTGTGTGATCTATTAAGAGGAGAGATTTTTTAATCTTTAGCTAGTGCGAGTGCCTCTATAAATAAATACTGTGTTGTCTTCTGCCGACGATTTGTTGATCAACGGTTAGATAAATTTCTCAACTGCTACCCAAACTGATGCTTCTGAAACAATCGGTGGTCCAAACACTGATTCAAACTTAACTACAACTCGACAAGAGATCACTACGTTCTCTGACTCCTCTATCTTAACCGTTGCTAATGTCCAGAACACTCCTACCATCCCAACATTTCCTGTAGATCCGTACGTGAAAGAAGACTTTAAACAGTATCTTTCTCGTGTGTATTCACAAGATTTTATTTGGGATCCGGCGGCAGTTACTGGTACTCTAATTGCAAGAGTATCTTTTCCGAACTTTTTGTTTTCTGTTCCCGCAATATGGGACAAATTACAAAATTTCACATATTTCCGGGCTGGCGTAAAAGTTGGTATTCGTATGAATGGTTCTAAATTCCATTATGGACAAGTCCTAGTATCTTGGTCTCCTATGGGCGAGAATACTAGTGATCTCCATGCAGCTACGAATAATATTTATAGTGCGTCATCGTTCCCGTGCTTTACTCTCTCTCCTTCTGAGAATGAAGTGCATGAATTTATTTTGCCCTATGCTCTTCCTTATAATTATATCCCGCTTGTGCCTGGTGGTATTCTTGGACCCGGTAGTTCTGATGACTTTGCATTCCAATTTGGAGTTATTCACATTTATGTGTTAAATCCTTTGTTATGCCAAGCTACAGTTACTCCCGTATCCTTTACCCTATTTGCCAATTTCGTGGATGTCGATATTGCCGGTTACACTGAAGCTCGTGCATTTACTCGACCTACACGTATTATTGGTACACAAGCAGATCATCCGGCTATATTACCGCCTGTTCCGTTCGCTCTTTCTGAAGCACGTCCTTCTAAAATCCGTCTCCAAGCCCAAGGTAAAAAGATGAATACAGAAGCTGCTAAGAAAAGCGAAAAAGGAGTAATTGGTAAAATTGCTGAGACGGTTGGAACAATTGCTTCTGCTTTAATTCCTATTCCTGAGGTTGGTGAGATTGCTGGTGTCGTGTCTATGGGTGCTGCTGTCGTTGGTGCTATAGCTAATGTATTTGGATGGATTCTTCCAAATTCATTGCGAGCTATGCAGCCAGTGAAGTTATCATTTGCAAACATTGCAAACACACATGGACTTAATGATAACCAAATGATTGGCATTGACCCGGAGAATGCTGTGGGATCAGGGGCAACTCTTATGGGTTCAAACTCAGATGAGATGTCTTTGATGCACATCGTATCTACTCCTGGTCTAATTTGTGCAGGCGCAGAATGGTCCAATTCCATGCCTCCGTTTGCTACAATTTATGCCGCCTACGTTCATCCTCAATTCGTTATGCATGATGGTACAAATTTTGTCAACTATCCGACTCTTTTGTCTCATACATCTAGCGCTTTTAAGATGTGGCGTGGTTCTATTCGCTATCATATCAGTGTTGTTTCTTCACAAATGCACGTTGGTCGTATTCGTATTTCGTGGTCTCCTACAAGTAATTTTTTGTTGGATTCTACTCAACTTTTGAATACTGCTGGTGTTATTGTTGATATTTCAAAACAGACTGATATTACTGTTACTATCCCCTATCTGCATTTCCGTCCATGGCTTGATATTTTCAATCCACAGACATATCCGCAGACAGATTCTTCTAATGCAAATTCTAATGGAGTTTTGGTGATTTCAGTTCTTAATGAACTTAACCATCCATCGAGTCCAGTACCACCCGTATATGTTAATGTATGGGCTTTTGCTGGACCTGATTATCAGTTGGCTTTACCCTCTGAGGAGATGATACAGAATAACTGGTATATACCTCCAACTCCAGAACCTTTGCTTCCCGCACTAAAAGCACAAGGTCTTACCCGCGAACAAATTCGTTCTGATCACGCACCAACTCTTATTCCTGGTTTTGGTGGTGTTGATTCGGATTTGGTTCACGGTGAAACTGTGCAACATCTCAAAGAACTACTATTACGTCCTATGTTTTGGAGTTCTGTTAAAGATGAACTTACCACGGGTGATTCTGTACCTGTCGTGTTTACTAATATCATAAACCCGTATGGTGCTATCCCTCATAGTGGAGATCCTGTTCCTGTTGTTTTTGAGCAGAATCAGGTCTCTAACTTTTGGTGGTATTTTAAACAAATCTTTCGCTATTCTCGTGGCTCTATTTCTGTTCGATTTCTACAACAGAATAATACATTCCAGAATATGCAAGGATCTGGTGGCTATGCTTGGGACCGTGGGGCTTCATATCTATTTAATAGAGTTGAACGCCTTGCTGGTACCTTGACGGCTGACCAAGCTATATGGATTCGTGAAATCCTAGCAGATGGCTATATCGGTGAAACTAGTTTACCGTCTGGTATGGGAATGCATTATGCTCCTACAGCACAATTTCCTCAATCTGCTTGCTTGCCCTTTTACTCTTCGAATTATTTCTATCCGAATTTCGGAGTAAATGGTGCAAATACCCCGACCACTTCTATTTACGGAACGATGCCCAAACCTGAACTTTGGGTTACATGCTCCGGTACAATAGTATTGGCTGCTGGTGATGACGTGGAGTTTGGCTTTTTAGTCGGACCCCCCGCACTCACTGTGCATACTTAAGGCTTTTCTTTGCCTTTGCGATTTTTTTTTAGATCGCATAAAAATACATCTTCATAAATTTTCGACAATTTTCGGTACTAAGACTCTTATAGTCAACCCCTCGTACCTGCCGAACCCACGACTACAGTGGATATTATATCCATATCAAGTTTTTTTTGCCACTGGCGTCGTCTCTAACGCGCCGCGTGTTTTTACTTGAACAGTAGTGTGTGTTTGGAGAGTGGGAC